TCTTCTACCAGTTCATCAAATGAGAATGCAATCATTGTTTTGTCTTCCCAGACATCATTGTGATTATCGTATGCTATACTGCCGGCGAAGTGGTCTTTCACGAAAACTCCGGGAATCGTTCATACTCATAAAACCAGTTCCGGCCTTTCCGCTGGTTGTTCTTGCCGGTTGTTAGTGCCAGGTTAATAGAGTTCTGGTTTTCATAAGGCACATAAGCGATCATATCTTTTGGGGCGTAGTAGACCGCAACCACATCCACCCGTCCCGTCTTTTGGTACTTTGTCATGTTAACTTCAATAGAAGTTCCGGTTTTTTCTTTTGAAACAGTCTTAACCTGTACTCTGCGAAATTGTCCATTATCCTGCTCAACAATCAAATCCACTTGTTCATTATCCACTTCAGGTATATATACTTTATATCCTTGAGCAATGAGTGATTTTCTAACAGCGAGTTCCCCCATCCGGCCTTTTCCATGTGACTTCATTCAAACAATTCTTTCAATGGGTGAAGCTGGGACTGTTCCAGAGTATAATTTGGACCATAGCCCATATCTTTTATATTGTGTTCCTGCATCAGTTCTTCTGATTTGACACCGCCAATTATGGTGAAAATTGGAAATGCGGCATGTACCAGTATGTACATATCCGCATCTTTAATCTTTTTGTAAGTCTTTGCCTGTAGGTAACCAGGCTGGTAGGTAGTGGTCTTAACATCAATCGTTCTGCGATTGACTTCTAGATCCCATCCGCGTCTATGCGGACCAATGGATAGGTCTGGATAGCGATTGAAATACTTGGCGACCGCTATCTCACCGCCGGCTCCATTTATATCTGGATCAAGTTTTCTCCGTCCTTGAGAGCTGATGCCATTTATCTGGTTTTGCACCATGCGTCCCATGCCGTTCAATGTCGCCATCTGCATCTCGGTCTGGTTTAGTGTTATACGTTTCATTTTGTCCCTCGGTATGTGTGAGTGCTGCATAAAGTGTTGCATAGTTCGCAAGGTCAATACATCTGTTTCGTGCGGTTTCATCGCTAAAAGTCTTGCCTGTCTTAGCATCATTACAGAGTGCATCCATGTGTTTAAGCATATACACCATCATGGCTTGCTGTGGTGTAATACCAAGTCTTTCAGCAACATTGTGGAAATTGTACAATTTTGAATCATTTGAGATTGTATATTCGATTGACTTTTGGTCACTAACTTCAATCGCCTGTGATAAAAATTCTTTCCTGAAAGATTTGAACTCTTTGTAGTTCATAATTTTAATATATCATCAATCTGAAATGTTTTATTAGGCATATACGCGACTAACTTGTATGAACCAGTATCTGTAAATGTTAACTGATCAATAGATTCGACAGTATTAACTGTATCTATACAAATTCTGTTAATACAATGTAGCTGTTTATTCATATTAATGCTGATTATCAACTCTTTATCTGGCACTACATACACATAGTCACCAACAAATACTTGGTCACCCGTATCAATGTATTTATACAGTAACATTATTCATCCTCAAGCAATTCTCTGAGTCCGGTGACCGTCATTTCCAGATCAGCGATCCGGGCATCCATACCCACAAGCGCATCGATGACAGTACCGTATTTTTTTACAGCTTTATTCATTATTTCTGTTTTATATGCTGACCAGTCAAATTCTTTATCCAGATCAATCACTTCAATGGACGGCTCTTCCTGCTCTACAGCATCCGCATGCTCTTTACAGCATCCGCAGATATCATTATCCGGCCATCCCGGTTCGTGGAACAATGCTCCACAGCAGTTACTTACTGTATCCATATGTCTATCCTTTCTTTTTATCTATTATCAGCAAGATCTCATCCAGGATCTCGCTTGCCAGGTTGTAGCGTGTAGTCTCGCTTTCGAGATTGAGTTGCACGTTCTGATACTTCTCCAGTATCTTAACGATACAGGAGCCGACAACATCCATCATTGCTTCTTTGGCGGAGCCACGGCTGTTCCCACCTGTGTAACCTGGATTTGATTTATTTGACATTTTTGGCTCCGCTCAGTTTTTTCACAATATCTGCCATAATATCTTCGCTAAGTACATATAGCCATTTCTGGCGGTCCCCCCGAAGTGCAACCACATTGGCATTCTTGAAAAACTTATAAATTGAAAATCTTTTATATCTTTTGACCTGAATGAGCATCACCAGATCATCTATAGTGGCTTTAATATCTATATCAGACTTCTCGCCCAATGCTCTGCCGTCAGAGCCGAATGCTCTGATAACTTTGATCCCGAGGTGGCGAAACCAATTCACCACCTCGTTCTCACCCGAATAACCTTTTCTCCCCGAGGAGTTAGGCATTAAAATGGCAATCCGTCATCATCATCTGAAGTCAGGATATTCCCGCCTTCGATATAGCCGTCAAAATCAATCCTGTCTTTCACTTCTTTCCACGCTTTCTTAGCTTCCTTGCCAAGTTTACTCGGCTTGCAAGGAGTGACTGAATAAGTGGTATCAAGGCTCTCGCCCTGCTTTGTGATGATGATATCGTATTCCGTAGTCACACCCCATTCTTCGCTGTCATTCAATTGCTGAATCACAGTGAGAATGGTTTTCTGCGTCAAGTCAAGGAACTTGACTTCATCTTCCATCCATACAGGTATCAAGCAAAAGTACTTCGGTTTGTCATCACCGTCCCCGGCGATTGGTGTTTTGGAACGTGTTGGTTTCCCGTCCTGCCAGAGAACATAGCCTTCATGTACTGGTCCCAGGATGCGGATTCGGTTTTCACCAGACTCTAATCTGCCATAAATACTGTTGGCATCAGATTCCGGTATATTAACATTTGAAAATGGATCTACTCCCATAGTAACTTCTCCTGTTGTCTATCTTTCGACTTGTGGTGAGTCGTTCGATAAAGAAAGGCCCGGTTTATCCGGGCTTTTCTCTTTTGATATACTCATAACCACGCCGATCTATTAACGCTTCCACCCGCGCCAAGGTATCCAAGTCCACATCGGCAGAAATTCCCATATCACAAATAAGTTCTGATTGGTTCCTGCCGGGAATGAATTTTTTATATTTCTTTAATATCTTTTCAGTGTCAGCAGCAAACCGCATCCGCTGATCTTTGTCTTTTATTATAACTGTATAAATCACCGGGCAGTGCCACTCGGCGGTAAGATGTGGATAGACATAACATTAGGCCGAGGTAAACATTGGCACTGCCCATTTGCGGAGTTATTATTTTGTTTCAATATTTTCAATCTTATCTAAACTTGATATTTTAATTAATGTTCTGTTTCCGTAGCATTTAAGAACAAGGTCTAAATTCTTTATATTGCGCTTACGAAGGTCAATTGCAGTCATCAGACTTCGCTTGGAGACACCAAGATAATGTGCAGCCTGAGTGGTATTGAGCCAGCCTTTACTTATCTCGGCCATTCTATCTGATCTACTGTCCTGTTAAAGATTTGCGCAATCCTGGTTTTATGCTTGATTAAAAACTTTCTTCTGCCGTTTATCATATCACTCAAGTGCCCGTTTGATACACCAATATATCTGGATAACTGGTTCTGGCTGATGCCGTTGTCCATCATGTAAATACCAAGTGTATGTTTTCCAAATTGTGGCATATGCTACATTAAATATTAAAAACACAAACGATGAATATGCAAGAAAAATGTTGCATATACGTGAAAATAGTACGAATTTTAGGTAGTAAACAAATGAATAGACATGACAAAAACATACAATTCACGCTCAGAAGCGGTTCTGGGAATGATTAACATGTCCAAACTCAATAAAACAGACTTGTCAAAAAAGACTGGACTCAACCGCTCTAACTTTTACCGATGGGAAAATGGAACTATAACCAACATTAGTGACAGTACAGCACAGCTTATTGCGGGGAAACTCGGTTTTCAACTTATCAATGATGATGGTGTATTCACTGTATCGGATAAAACTGATATCAATTACACTATTCAGGCACAGGCTATCACAATTGGTCTATTGCAGGATAAGATCGCAGCACTGGAAAAAGAGTTAATGGACAAATAAACAAAACACCACAAGGATAGACAACACCATGGCATCAACATTTAAAAGAAAAGACCGTAAAAAGAAATACGGTGTATCATACTTTGATCCGCATAAACAGAAGCGGGATCAGAAACTGTATTACACTAAACTTGAGCGGGAGCAGTCTTATGCTCGATGGAATCTCATTGAGCTAAAGTACTTTAATAATGATCCATCCTGGCGCGACATGTATGAAGTGCATGGGGATCATATTACATTAAAGCAATTGTTTCACAAATTTGAGTTAAACAAAATTGCCAATATCAAAGATCCGGCCACTAAAGCGAAATACCGATCCACAATGAAGTCTGCTCTGGATGTATATGGCGAAAATGTCTTTGTTCATCAGATTCCCACCATGGAGCGCAATGGCAAGATTGGCTGGGAGATCTATAAATCAGAGCGTGAGTTAATGGGCCGTGCCAGAACCGGGATCAACAGCTATCTCAATGAACTGCAAGGATTCTTTGACTGGGCAAAAAGACGCAAACTGATTGATGATGATATTATTGTGAAAGATGACTTGTTTCCTGAAAATGAGATTGACGCAAAGCAGTTTAAGGAGTGGACAAATGAAGAGATTGAACTGCTCCATTCACATCCTGGTTTAAATGAGTATCAGAAAGATATGCTCTTTATCTATATATATACTGGGTTCCGTGTTAATCAGTTAACAGGCGTTAACAAAGCAAAGCCATGGCAAGTATTACAATGGGAGCATGTGAACTTTGATAATGGGACCGTAATGATTGCTATCAATAAAAGAAGAAAACCAAAAGGCTACCGGGAGCCAAAGAGACTGCATCCAAGTGCAATGGTTATCTTAAAGAAGTGGAAAGAAGCTGGATTGGTGCAGCCGATACCAATGACCTATAAAATGGTCCGCAAGATGATTCGTGAGATAAGCGATATTATTTCAGTAGAATTTACTGCACATGATTTACGACGCTTGAATGGACAGTTGGCGGAAGAGTATTTTCACTCCATGGAAATGGCAAGTAAATCGCTTGGTCACACAAATACTAATGTAACCAAACAGCACTATGCCAGTACTTCATTCAGTACACAGGACTATATTAATGACGGAGTGGCGAAACAATTGCACCACAAAACGGATGGCAACAAGCGTGATGTTGACAATGTTTGACAGTTATATAATTTGTCGAGATACCGGCCACGGATTCAAAATCCGATTCTCGCAAGGGAGTGGGGGTTCGATTCCCTCCACCGGTACAGTCAACTTTACGACGAGAAACCCGCCCTAACCGGCGGGTTTTTCATTTCAATGCAAATATTCCAAAATGGAATAAATATGAATAAAAATGAATGAATCTGTTGACATAGTGTTGACACTATATTTTACCATGTTTCGCGTAAATTAATACTGAAGTTCCAAATCAGAGGTGCAACCTGGGTAGCTTGGAAATCAGAATTCAGGCGACACCACATGAATGAGTCATCAGATGTAGCGGTGGCGCTATCAAATTGAAACAGAAACGGATGATGCCCGCCGAAAGTCCTTTGGACCAGATTGGTCATTACACTATTGCTTGCGGATTGTTTACTGGGGTCATATAACTCTTCTGGGAAAATCTCAGTATCGGCGACATAGCTAAAATCCATATCTACATTTAAGCGTCCGGATTTTCGCACGGTATTATCTGCTATTCCGAATGGGCTGGTAGTCCATTGGGGCGACGCGAGATAAGAAGCGTTTGAATAGGTACTGCCGCCTGTTGACTCCAGGCGTTTCACACCTTCAAAAGTTAATGATTTTTGAATCTGCATATCCGGTGAGTGGGGAAATGTAAAATGTTCACCCAATGAGATTGCCCCGATTTTGATATCTGCATTGTAATTAGAACTCACATCATCGAAAACAATTCTAACGCTTTTATTATCTGTGGCCTGTGTGAATGTCACCAGGCTCCACCCATCAGATGCCGGAACTGCGTACCCGCCTGAAATGGCGGCATTTACCACATTTGTCATTGTTGGTGTCTGTACGCTGGCATAACTGTCGCTATCATCTGTTTCAATCTTAAACTTGGCATTTACCGTATCGAGATTATGTCCCATTATAGCAAGAAAGTTTGCATCCTGGTTTGCATCAGTTGATATATTCGTGTCCATCTTGATATAATGCACAGTTCCGACTCCGCTTGCGGTGATCGTTTGGACATTGGACGGCCTTAGATCAAACATTTCAATCAATGATGATCCGCTTGCCATTGACAGGCCCGAACTTGTTATGTCTGTTGTCGCCATTTTCCCCAGACCTAACAGCCAGTTTACGTTTGATACATACACTCTCGGTTTTACTATTCTTTGATAGCTCATTTAGTCCACCTGTATTGCTTTAATGGAGCAGCTATTAACAGACTTGCTGATCTCTGTTATCATAAAATAATCTGTTGTTGTCATAGCAGTTCCATATAGTTTAATGTTACTGTCCCAATTTGTAAAAGAGATTATGTCGGTAATCTCCAAATCATTATATACTGGCCTGACGCAATTAAATGTAAGCATCACTTTACGATCCTTGAAGATAGTCTTGTACGCATCAGCTAGTTGGGTTGCTGTTGTTGTGTCCAGAATGCAGTCTGCATCCATTTCTAATTTCAATGTCTGGTTATTACCGGCAGTAGCAGTCCCCTGGCTAGTGGAATCTGTAGTATTGACACTTTGCTGTGTATGATTCTGCGCATAATGTACGTCATAATTAACTGTAATGTCATTACGCACATCATTTAGCGGAGTGCGTGAAATTGACTTTAAAGCGATATCGTGAAAGTTTACAGTTTTATCCGCAGCAAATGTATCAGATGGCCTTAAAAGTGTTCTGATCTTGAACTTGCCGGACCCACTGATCCAGATCCAGGACAGAATCTGCGCACCAATTTTCTCAATTAAATCTTTACTGTGAATAAACTTTGGCTGTGAAAATGCAAACTTGATATCTGCGATTGCATCATTGAATATTAATGCAATATCACCTTTGGTCCCATCTGTCTGCGCGTTGCCAGCTTTATCAAATGTTTCTATATCAATATCTGACCCATCGGTAGAACTATCCATTCCCAATTCAGTTCTCAAGATATCTTCAATCATATATACTGGATTTTCTATTAATGCAGCATTAGCATAATTCGGATCTGGTTCGTCACCATTCTTGGAAACTCTACCAGCAGAATCAATAAGGTCTATCCATGCGCCATACTCCCGTCCTTTACCACTGGCGTACACATAGTCTATATTTGCTGTGGTAAGCAATGTTTTGGTTCTGGTTTTGAATATTGTTTCTGTTGCACCATCCCATCCATAGAATTGATTTTTCGGTTCTGATAACCATGTAACGCGTTTTTCTTCATACTGCTCTATCACTTGCTTTTCAAATGATTGACTCGGTTCTACCTGAAACTCAAGACCGACTTCATTGATGTCAACATGCATATTGCCGGAGCCGCCAGTATTATCAATCGTTAGGAAAAACTCTGTTTCAATATCCCAGGCTGCTTGTTCATCACTATCAAAAAGTCCAGTAACTGTGGGATCGTCATCCCCGCCATTCCAGGTGATTGTATCTTTAACATCTCCCCCTGCACCAGCACCGGCAGAAGCTCTAAAATTAACTGCTGGAGCTGACCCTGTAAATGTGCCAAAATCAATTAACAATTTCGCAGCAGTCAATACGCCAAGATTCGGAAGTTTACCTACTCGAAAACCAACAGATGTTGCCCCAGCACCGCTTTGAGCTAAATTATATGGAGAACCGGAAAAACTGCTATCAATCATATTAGCATAGTTTGTACCGCTGGAATAAGTACTATGTGCCTGTACTGGTACATACACTTTCCAATCAGTGCCTTTTACAGTAACCTTGGCATCAGCCTCACTTTTGGACGCATTGGACGAATTACAAGCACCATAATGCTCACCAACAGACATATATATATTCTCAGTATCCAGAGCATTCATTGTTACACTATCAATTAACGCTTCTGTACGGTAATTGGCTGCGCTCCACTCATCGGTAATAATTGCAGGAAACTTCGCTTTTGTGAAATGTCTGTCAAAGTTTGCCCCGCTTGTTGGAATAGTGCCTACATCCGTTCTATCGCTAAAATCACCAAATGTAATTGGTATTGGCTGACCAACATTCTTGCTTGGCGCATTGGCATGATAATAATCATCGCCAGATTCTGTGTTTTGTATTACTGCTTTGGGAAGTTTCTTATGGTACTTGGAACTGTAATCCAGTAAGGTCAATGTTATATAACTGGTATCGTAAGCGATATCGCCAGAAATAACGCCAACACCAATCATTCTGGCAGCAGTATCATATGTCCCGGCTGAGACAGTATTTAAAAACAATTCCCATTTTCGGTTTGCAAAATTATTGGATGAAAATAAATCTGAGAATCTTCCGCCCTGAATAGAATTTTCTGTATTAATCAGTTTCACAGTCATATTGGCTGTGGATGTGGTGAAATTAAAGAAGTCTAATGACTGCTGATATGTACCCCAGCTTGACACTAAACCGTAATATATATCAGTACCGTCTACGCGGTGAGTATCACTTACACCAATAAAATCCCCAGCGGATTCATCAGTATGATATAATTTAAGCGTCCAAAACGCTGTTGTGTTGGCAAGTTTTAATGGGTCGGAAAGTCCTGAATCAAAACTAAGCATTGATTACCGATCCCGTACTGACAGCCTTGTTTATAGCCGGGATTAGTTCATTGCGCACATAATCATC